CCCGTCTAACATCTATACTAACTCAGATATCGCGACAAAAACGATTCAAGACTACCTGAGCGCTGAGTCTGATAAGGCTGAAAACAAAAACGACTCTTGGATTAACTGCAAGTTATTGAGGGTTGAATCTAACGACGGGTTTCTGGCCCCGTATTTAGACCACTATCAGGGCGCGGTTGAGTCTAGTTGCCGGTATTGGCGTTTGTCTAACAATAGCCGCGATATCGAATTTAACACGACTAGCGGCGAGTCCGGCTCACCATTTAATTGCGACTCTTGCGGTTGCTCAGTATCTGAAGAAGACGTCTGCTACGCGGGCGACGGCTACCATTGCGAGTCTTGCTATTGCGATAACTTCTTTCATTGCGACTCTTGTGAAGAGTCTTGCGATAATTCAGAGCGTGAGCGTGTTTTAGGAACGGATGAATCAATTTGCCAATATTGCGTAACTCATAGCGCTGATATTTGCGAGCTTGAAACCGAGTATCTTGGGGCAGGGTTTGCGCATATAGACTCTTGCGTCATTGATGAAGACGGTTTTGCGCACCACGTCGACTCTGACACATATTTTTATTCTTCTGTCGACGATGAAATATATAATAACGACGATTTAGCAGACGTCCCGACTCAGTGCCTGACTCATATGCAAGCGTTAGAGTTCTACACGCTAACAATCGCTGTCGATGAACTGACTCTTGACAGAACACGAGTCTACACGCTGAAACCTTGGCTTGAGTTAGACTCTTGCGGCGCAATAACAAACAACCAATTGGAGTTAGAACTATGAACAATCTAAAATATGAATTTAAACCCCTTCACATTGCAAGCGACGGTTGGCCCTTTTACGTGCAACCCGAGGGCACGGCATCCGATACGCCCGACCCAACCGTTGCCGATCTTGTGTTTGAATCTATTGATGAGCTTTACGCCTTTGATACTGATGTAAGGCGCGGGACAATATCTGATCACGCAAGATTGGCGCAAGTCCGAATTGATCATGGGTACCCATGCGAGCACGACGAAAACCTTGTGGTTTGGTATCGGGGGAATCCCTCATGATTTACGACGTATATTTTAACCTTACCAAAAAGCTATATAGCTTGCGCCCTTGTGAAGGGCCAAACAAGGGCCGCGTGATCGGCCATTGCACAAGCGTATCAATGCGCGACGTCACTTTCCGAGTCTCACAAGCAAGTCGCAACCGTGTTCTGCGCGACAAACAAAAAAACGTACACGCAACCGCGCGCGGTGTTGTGACTTGCGCGACGGGTGAAGGCTTCACGATTGAATCCCAAGAAAACCCCGCTGATCTTGATCAGTTAAAGGCACGGGGTCACAAGATCACGTATTGCCCCTATAGGTCGGGTTCTTTCCAACGGTATGAGTCCGATGGTTCTTTAAGCGATATTGAAACCGCCGAGTCCCTGATCTTGGATACCTTAGGCAACCGATACGCTATGACCGCCTGATTTTGACCGATTCCACCCGATTAACTGGGAAGAGTTTGTATATAAGTGATCGTTTATATAAGTGATCGTTTATATAAGTGATCGTTTATATAAGTAATCGTTTATATAAGTAATCGTTTATATAGATGGAAAGCCAGACCCCACCGATGGAAAGCCAGATGGCCTACCGATGGAAAGCCAGATGGCCTACCGATGGAAAGCCAGATGGCCTACCGATGGAAAGCCAGATGGCCTACCGATGGAAAGCCAGATGGCCTACCGATGGAAAGCCAGAGACCCCACCGAGGGAATTACGTAAAGATTTAATTCGGTCTAGGTCTTGTAATTCCTACTACACGCGCTTAAATACTATATGAAACAGATTAAGGAATACCCTATGCTTACAACTTCTAACTACATCGAAATGCTATCCTACATGAGACCAGAGGGTTCTAGAGCGCAGCGCAAGTTCTGCAACAAGTTCTTATTGCCTGTGTTCGGTAGACCAGACAACTTAGGTAACTACATACTAAAGATCGGCAACCCTACGGTTGCTTTCATGTCGCACCACGACACAGTGCATAACAAGAGTGGTATGCAAAGAGTTGTAGTAGACGGTGGTGGCTTTGCTACGACCACAGAGAACTGTCTAGGTGCCGATTGCACCACTGGTGTGTACATCATGCTGCGGATGATAGAAGCGGGTGTAGAGGGCTTGTACATCGTACACACAGCAGAAGAAATAGGCTGTCAGGGGTCAGGTTATATCGTGCAGCATACCCCAGAGGTAGTTGACGGCATAAAGTCTGCTATTAGCTTTGACCGCTACGGATACGATTCAGTGATCACACACCAGTCTGGCAGACGTACTTGCTCAAACAAGTTTGCTGATAGCCTAGCGGGTGTTCTAAACCTTAACTACAGCCAAGACGAGTACGGCTCTTACACGGACAGTAACGAATACCGTGATCTTATACCTGAGTGTACTAACCTATCTGTGGGTTACTTCAAGCAGCACACAAAAGATGAGTCTCAGGACTTACAGTTTATGGAAACTGTTGCAGATGCTTGTATCGAAGCAGACTGGTCAGCACTCGTTATTCATCGTGACCCAAAAGACTCAGGGCCATCTTGGGATATCTTTGACAATGAATACAACGACTACTCTTACGACGATACCGAAGATGATGAGGACTTTGAGCTTTTGATTTCAGAGAACCCCAAGAGTGTCGCTGCACTGCTCAAAGCCAAAGGCTATGACCTACAGGAACTAAAGCACGACCTGCATTACATTCGCACAGATAACTATTGACCCTAACGAGGGAATTATGTACGGTATCTCAAAGAAGCAAACAAGGGAGTTCAAATGATGTTTGATGATGAACACAATACACAGTGTTACCTGTGCGACGACTACTGCAAAGACTCTGAAGTGGTCACAACGGAATGTGGCGAGAGTGTTGGGGAGTGTTGTATCCGTGATCTGCGCGTCACTGGGTATGAAACAGAACACGACAGCGAGACGTTCTACCACCTACCGTGACCCCTGCCGACGAAATTAACACGACACCCCTACAATGGAAATGGAGACACAGATGTTACACGTAGTTTACTTGCAAGAGAAAGAAGATCAGCACCCAGTGTTGGTCGCAGCATTCCTGATGAAGTCTGACGCTGACAACTTTATGAAGCAGAGATGTTTGTCTGAGTTCTACAAGGTCAAAGAGACCAGCACAGCGGCATGGACATCTTGGTCTAAGATCAGAGAGGAGATTTAAGATTTAATTGCAGTAAGCCCTTGCAATAACCACCAGACGCACTATATCTAACTTACAGCAACAAAGGACTACGCATGAAAACCTACACACTGGCAACCCAGATCGACGACGTAACTACTTTTCTTAATCTGCCGTTATTTACTTTACAAGCAGCAGAGAATCATGCTAAGACATTACGAGAGTTATCACCATCATCAACAGTGTTCGTCGTGAACACAGCAGCGGAGTAAATACTATGAATACCATGAACAAAAAAACAGTGCGTGACGTAATCAAGGCCCGTGGCACTAAGTTCGCCAGCGTTACATTCATCAAGAAAGACGGTAGTGAGCGTAAGGTCAACGGCCTGTTCCGCCCAGCATCACACATCATTGGCAATGCCAAGGGTCGTGTCATCAGCGAAACCATGAAGGCTAACGGATATGTGCCTATCTATTCTGTCGTTGAGAATAGCTGGAAGTGCTTCCACGAAGACGCTGTTGTGGAGATCAACTAATGATTAACTACTGGGAAGACGACACCCCCGCAGACGTAACAAAAGAAATCCAAGAGTGGCTGAAGGAGAAGAACAAATGACCATGACCCCACTATTCTGTTTGGCTATGACGATCTTCTTTGAAGCCCGCGATCAGCCACATGATGCGCAGAGAGCAGTGGCAAACGTGGTTATGAATCGGGTTGAAAGTCCGCGCTTTCCTGACACAGTTTGCGATGTGGTCTTCCAGCATAAGCAGTTCAGCTTCACACACGATGGCCTGAGCGATGACTACACGAAGCACACAGGTAATATCTTTGATCGACAAGCCATTGATATTGCTGAGACAATCGCTGAATCTACGCTCAAAGGGGACCGACTTGGTGTGACCTCTACCCATTATCACGCCACTTATGTGACCCCGTTTTGGGCATCTGTGTACCCCTTAGATGGTCGCATCGGGGACCACAATTTCTTTACTGCACCCGCAGGATTGTAGTTGATAATCTAAAGGGAATCGCTTACACAGGCTATAGAAACACAAACAAAGGATAACGACATGAATATCTACATCACCATCGTCCTCGACCCTGACGGCCCTTACGTTTGGTCAGATGACACTTGTGGGGCGGAAGCTGACATGAGTGCAGTTGATGCCCGTCATGAAACTGGCTATGCTACCGTAGTCAAATGCGTAGAAGTATAACAAAGGATAAGATTATGTGGAAAGTAGTACAAACACTTAACTGTGGTCGGGTAGGCTTCTTTGGCCCCTTCGAGACCCATGCGTTGGCAATCGACTTTGTTGCCACGACCCAAATGCCTGACACCGAGGTTAATCTCAAATCTCTCACAATAGAGCGGGAGGAAACGACATGAACCTCTCACCAGAGCTAGAGATGCAACTACGCGATTTAGGTGTACTGCCAGCAACTATGCTACAGGAGCTAGAGGCTGTCGCTGATAATAAGTACATCTACCCAGACCAATTCGTTAAGAACTACTTCAATGACCCCCGCGATGAAAATGGAGAGGTGAACTTCTGATGAGTAAAACAGGTACGATGCAAGTAACAACTTTAACTGAACATGAAGACGGTAGTGCCGCCTGCACCTTCGATCTAGATGATAAGACAGCAGCATTAGCCCAAGAGTTAGGGCTAAAGTTACTACTGTACTGTGGTGCCACAGGAACAGACTTAGACTATGTGTTTAAAGATATACTAAGGGAAACTAATGACAAGTAAACTTGAAGAACTAGATAAGGCTTATGATGCGGCTATTGCGGTTCGGCAAGAACTTCTTGACGCTGTTGATATAGCGGCTCACGAAATTATGCTTGCTTCTGAGGCTTATGAAGCTGAACTAGAGAAGCAAGGGGAGAAGATAAATGACTAAGTTAGAAGAACTGCTAAATGCTTATACTGCTGCTTATGATGATTATGATGCTGCTGATTATGATGATGCTTATGCTTGGGATGCTGCTTGGGATGCTTGGATTGCTTATCTAGCTGAACTAAAGAAAACACAAAAGGAACAAACAAATGACTAACATGATAACAGCACTAGCAGAGGCGCTACGTCGTCGTCGCAACATCAACGCAACCATCAATGAACTGCACAGCCTGTCTGATTCAGAGCTACGTGACATTGGTATCCACCGTGAGAATATAGAAACCGTAGCCCGTGGGCTTATCGACATCCACCGCACAGTAAGGGACACAAACAATGGCTAGTAACTGGCACTTCCAACTAATGAAACACACAGAGCCTTGTGGTGAGGTGTGGTACGCTTTCCATGAGAAGTACGGCATCGGCTACACGGTCAAACCAGTGTTGGGTAGTTATGAGAGCGTAGAAGACGCTGAGTGGGCGCTTGAGGCTATGAAGGCTGACATAATCAAACACGGAGTGGAGGACTACGGATGAAAGCTAAACTAATCGCCTACACCCAGCCAGTGGAAAATGAGACTATCGGACTTGATGATGTCCAAGACCTGATCGCCTACTGTGCCAAGGTATCAAACCCGAAGGGTCAGGCAGACTTATCAACGAGCGAGAGCCTGTTGAACTACCTGATTAAGCACCAGCACTGGTCGCCGTTTGAGATGGCTACAGCTACAGTGGAAATCGAGACAACACGCGATATTGCTAGGCAGATGCTACGACACCGATCATTTGCTTTCCAAGAGTTCTCGCAACGATACGCTGATCCACGGGACATGGAGAATACGTTTGTTCTTCGTGAGGCCAGACTACAGGACACTAAGAACCGTCAGAACAGCGTAGATGTTGACAACCCCAAACTGTCTGCCGAGTGGCGTATGCGTCAGCAGGACATCATCGACGCAGCTAAGGCGCACTACAACTGGGCTATTGGTAACGGTATCGCTAAGGAACAGGCACGGGTTGTGCTTCCAGAGGGTCTGACAGTCTCTAAGCTGTACGCTCAGGGGTCTATTCGATCTTGGATACACTATGTGGCCCTACGGTCAGCTAACGGCACACAGCGTGAGCATATGGACCTAGCAGTAGAAATCGGGAAAGCTATCTCTAAGATATTCCCCATGATTGGAGAGCAGAATGACTAAGCTAACTACAGATGAAATCGTAACAATGTGCGAGAAGCTGGCGCGTAAGTACCGACGACCACACATGAATGACGATCTGGTGTCGGAAGGTGTCTTGGCTGTGTACGAGCGGTTAGACACTACCCCCGACGAATACCCAGCTAGTCTATACCGCAGGGCTAACAAGGCTATGTACGACTACATCAACATTAAGACAAAGGCTGTTACTATCCCTACGACAAGGAGTGCAGAGGCTCTATCAAAGGGTGTTGAGTACAGTGGTCAAACCCACTCAGAACGTGGCTTAAAGACACTGGCAGATGCCTTGTCATCAACCACAGAGGGTATTAACAGCAATCTCTCACTGACTACAGACGACTGCACCAAACAGTATGAGGACAGGGATTTTGTAAAGAAGGCTATGGCTGATCTATCCACGATTGAGAGGGGTGTCATAAAACTAAGGTACTTTGACGACAAATCACAGGGAGAGTGCGGGGAAACACTGGGGGTAAGCCAGAAGACTGTACATATGTGGGAGAAGTCAGCTTTAGATAAAATGGCACATTGTAACAAATCGTGAGGTATGAAACTCAGGAATATGTCTATATAGTAAGATGAGACACTAAGGTTACTAACTTAAGTTAACTGTACATCTACGATGTTAGAGTTAAACTTACTTACTTGTTACTAAAATAAAGAGTAACACTAGAGTTATCTTTAGTTAGGGTTTATTAAATAGGTAAGTGGGTAAGTGATTAACTCTAACATCGTAGATGTACAGTTAACTATAGATACTTAAATAGGAGGAATAAAGATGACCGATAAAAGTAATTTGCCGTGTCCGTATGTGTCGTGCGGCTCTTCAGACGCCTTTAGTTATAACAGTAATGGTTACGGAAAGTGTCACTCTTGTGATACTAATTACCCTTCTCGAAAGAAGATGTTTGACTGGGCTAAAGATGAGTACCCCGCATCAGGTAAGTCTGGGCAGTCGTTTACGCCAAAGGACATTGCGCAGCCAATTCAGCAAGACCTCAGTAATGGTAAGCATCATGGTATGCGGGGCATTGATGAGGGTATTATGGCGGAGTATGGCGTACTGACCTATGCAGATCGTCAAGAGTACGTGTACCCCAGCGGCGGAATTAAGGTCAGAACTCTTAAAGAGAAGGGGTTCTACGCTAAGGGTGGCTTTAAGTCTGATGAGCTATTCGGCATGAACTTGTTTACCGCTGGGTGCAGTAAAGCTGTAACTATCACGGAGGGTGAATTGGACGCCATGTCCGTGTATCAGATGGTGCAGAGTAAGTTCAGTCAGCCTGTTGTGTCGTTACCGTCAGCCACGCCATCTAAGAAACTGTGGGAAAACTGCGCTGAGTGGCTTAACAGCTTTGATAAGATCATTCTGTCGGTAGATAATGACGACGCTGGGAACACTTTAGCTGACAATATCTCTAAGTTGTTTCCTAACAAAGTCTACCGTGTTGACCACAGACCATTCAAAGACGCTAATGAGTTTCTACAGTCTGGTAAGGCATTAGAGTTTAAGAACGCTTGGTGGAACGCACCGAAGTACACACCTGAGAACGTACTAAACAGTACCCAAGACTTCTTGTCGTTGTATCAGGATACCCCTGAGCATCAGTACGTTAAGACTGGGATTGAGGCTCTGGACGATAAGATACTTGGGCTGATGCAGGGTCACTTCACAGTGATTAAGGCACCAACAGGCATTGGTAAGACTGAGATCATGCGTTACTTAGAGTACAACATGATAAAGAAGGGCATACCTATTGCCTCTTGGCACTTGGAAGAAACAAAGCTGCGATCTCTGTTGGGTCTTGTGTCATACGAGTGTACGGACAATTTGACACGCAGGGACTTGATTGACTTGAAGGGTGCTAATGATCAAGTTGAGGAGGCCATCCGCACACTAACTGTAGATGAGAATTTCTACCAGTTCTACCTAAGTGATGGACAAGATGCTGATGACCTGATCGACCAGATACGTTACTTTGCAGTAGCCTGTGGTGTTAAGTTTGTGTTCTTTGAGCCTATCCAAGACGTTTTGGTTGGTACATCGGAGGAAGGTAAGGAGCAGATGCTTGCTGACTTATCTGTGCGACTATCTAAGGTGTCTGCTGAGTTGAACGTCGGGATCGTGTCCATCGCTCATACTAACGATGACGGGCAGATGAAGTATTGTCGTATGATCGGACAACGTGCTTCAGTTATTATTAACCTAAGTAGAGAGAAGGAGTCTGACGATGTACAAGAGCGGAACACAACGTACTTAACTGTAGAGAAGAACCGCCCCTGTTCCGAAGAGGGTAACGCAGGTGCTATGACGTTTAACACTGAGACATTCACATTAACGGAGGTAAAATGATGACACTTACACAAAAGTTTGATGCTTGGGACGAAGAAAACCCAGAGGTTTATAAACTATTCTGTAAATTCTCCCTGCAAGCTGCGGCAAGAGGTCACAAGAGACTCTCGGCTTGGATGATCGTGAATCGTATTCGATGGGAGACAGCGGTTGTTACTACTGGTAATGATTACAAGGTTAGTAATGACTTTATCGCTTTGTACGCAAGAAAGTTTATGATAGATTACCCACAACATGCTGGATTCTTCTTAATCAAAACAATGAAAAGAGTGTAAATAATGACAACAGTGTTCGACATTGAAACAGACGGTCTTTTAGATGAGATGACCAAGATTCATGTCATGTCTTGGTCTAATGACATGGGTGAAGTTAAGCACACGCATGATTATGATGAGATGCGTTATGTGTTACTCAACACTGGCA